TTAAAGATGTAATGTGTATGCCTGCTCAATGGCATCGGCCTCAGCGAGATATGAGATTCGAGGCAACAAAACTGTAAATATTTCACAAAAGCATGTACAAACACTCCAATATGCTGTAGAATGGCACAGTCAAATGGAGAAATGCTATGGGTATGATGTTTACGAATTCACTTGCGTACGATATGTCTGGACGTCGACGTAAGAAAGCTAAGCCGACCGGCGAAGTCTATAAAAAGTATCAACCAGAATTTAAGCCTTATGTCGCTCCCACACCCACACCACGTCGCGACGATGGTGTAGTCTATAAGTCTGTATCGGACTTCTCTACGATGGGACAGGCATCACGGAGAGAGCCTCAGAAATACACTGGCACTTTGATCAAAGGTATTGCAACTATGCACAAATCGAATGCAGTACCTGTTATTGATCAAAAGCATGCCGAAGAGATTTCTAAGATGGCAAGATAATTGGAGAGGTTGGGGAGTGGTTAAACCCATCAGACTGTAAATCTGACGCGCAAGCTTCGGTGGTTCGAATCCACCCCTCTCCACCAACTTGCCTCGGTGGTGAAATTGGTAGACACAAGGGACTTAAAATCCCTCGGCAGAAATGCTGTGCCGGTTCGACTCCGGCTCGAGGCACCATCCATATACGAAAAAGTTATATACTTAGACGAAAATAGTCTAAAAAAAGTGAAAAAAGTTCTTGAAAAAGTCTTTAGAAATCAATAACTTGCAAGTCTCAAAAAAGCCCTTTGAAATCAATAACTTAGAAGTGTACATTGCCATCACCACTTGATAGAATAGACTCATCAAATGGAGAAAAGCTTATGATTAATTATGTAACTGGTAACGCATACACTGGCAACAACGCCAATATCCTGTCTGATATCGACTCAGCTGGTTTCCTTACATTTATGCAAGCCAAATCAATTGGTCGAGTACCTACTGCTGGCACCGGTATCGAACTTAAGCGCATCGTCAAAGTCAAGCAAATTGACAAGAAGACTGGTGAGAAAAAGTTCAAGAAAGTACCTAAGCGTTTTTGGGTATTCCGAATTGAAGACACTGTAGAATTGGAGGTAGCGTAATGAATGCATGGTATGCACGCGGTAGGACCGGCGAACAGGTTCTCGATGCAGTCGAGATGATGCTCGACGCCAAGACTGAATCAGACTTCGAATGGGGTGTATTACGCCTTGAGCGAATTGGTTTGTCTGAAGAAGAAATTAATTTTGTAATCGATACCGAAGTGAGGGATCAATAATGGAAGTTAAAACACATCGCACAGACTCTTATGTATGTTCACTCGATCCTATGTCATGTGTCGACATGGAGATTCTATCAGCCATTCGTAAGAGTATTTCAGCTAGTAACAAGAACGCGCCTCGTGTGTATACGAAGTACGGTTCAAGTTATATTGCTAAGAAGCGAGTGACTGTCAAAGGTCGTAAGGCTATTCAAAAGCAATTAGTCAACGTTGGTGGTCGTTATGGCAAGCCTGACTTTCGCTGGCGTTCACACACAACCTTTGGTGACATCGTCGGTGGTATTGCAAATGCTGGTGAATATGATGTTTATATTCATGAAGATCGACGTGACTGGGAATATTCAAGATGAGTGCAATGGGTAGAGTAGTAATGGCTATTCAAGAGATGTTGGCTAATGACGAGCCAACATCTACGATAGTCAAAATGCTTCGCGATCGATACGGCTTTGGTGATGCATCGGCTCGCGAATTTATTGATTCATGTGAAGAAGAATACAGGCGGCAAGAATACACATCACACGATCCATATTAAGGAAATTTATGAATAGAATTGATTACACAAAACAACATAAGCTTGGCCGCTTTAATCCTAACTCTGAATGGACTGACGAGTACGCGCGCGTCGGTGCAGTACGTGGTCTAGACTGTGACGTCTGGGTCGAAGGCGAAGATGGTGATGAATACATTAACATCGAAGTTGTGCAGCGTTGGAATGAGAATCGTCAAGGTTATCAGCGTGTAATGGAAATTCAATTGACTCGTAAGAAAAACTCTTACATAGTCGACTTAGCTCGCATTGATTCTAAGTTTCAAGGTTTTGGTATCGCTCCACGAATTTATAAATATCTACTAAGAAAGCTTGGTATTATTCTACAAGCAGGTGAAATGCAAAGCCCAGGTGGCCGTAGTATCTGGGCTCGCATGGCGAGTATGAGTGGTATCGATATGTTTGCCCTCGATAGTCGCGGTAATCATTATGATGTAGAAGCCGAAGATAACGAGCTTATGACTGATAACGAACGACTCTACGACGGTCGTAAGAAGATGCGTGTGTTCGCAATGGCCTGTTGATGGAATTTAGACAAGTTACAATTACTCTAACTGAGGCAGCTAATGTCAGTGGCAAAAAGCTGCCTAAATCTTATTTGTGGATTCCTGAAGATGCAAGACTTAGCGATCTCATGAATGATGAGAGAAAGTTTATTCCAGTCTATAAGGAAAATCAATATAGAATGGGTGAGTATGATATGATGATTGTCAATAAGGCGATCATTGCAATGATTGAGGAAGAAGATTTTGCCGAGAAGAAAAAAATCCGTGAAGACGGAACTAAAACGAAGCGGGGAGTTCGTTTCGACTCCGCCGATGGAAATACCCGGGTACAAGACAAGCTTTAAGAAAGGCGGTGTGGTATATCATGTCGGCGACGAAGTCATTGTATCGAGTGCAGCACAGGGTATTGATGCATGCCGCGGTGAAGTTATAAGTGTACTTGGTTCTCAGTTTGTGATAAAATCAGAAGAAGATGCGCCGTACGGCAGATTCTTCTTTTATAATGGCTCTAAATTGACCAAAGTATCATGAATAGATTAGAGATATTTCCAACAATATTTTATGAAACAAATATAGATCCTCGACTTGCTTTTGATATTTTAGAAGATATCAAAAGTAAAAAGACGAGGATCGATCTTGTTCATGAATCAACTCAAATCACACCAGTATCAGATTATTCTACTGATTTTATAGAACCAATAGATGTACCTTTATTTGATCAACATGTTGTACCACAATTGATCAACGAATTTAAAGAAATGGATGTGAGTCTAGAAATTGGAAATAAATGGGTGTCATGTTATACGGGACCAGATGGTTGTCACCCTATGCATATTCATGCTAAACGATTTTCTGGCGTACCAGAATTTTCAGCTATATTATATCTGACATCTATTGGATACACTGACTTCTTTAATACTACACTTCATTCCGATCAATATCAACATTCAATTGAATCGCAGGTTGGCAAGATCGTATTCTTTCCTTCCATAATTCCTCATCAATATCGTGCTGAAAGATTCGATGGCAACCATCGTTACACTTTACCGTTTAACGTTATTCTTCATGGTTTAAAATGAAAGCATACGTTATTGTTTTAGAAACTGATCCAAGAGCAATACGCGCATATGAATATGTGAAACTAAAAATGTCTCTATGCTATCCTGAAATAGAACTTATCAGATTTGAAGCAACAACACCTCAAACACGTAAATATAATTTTAAGGCGCGACAATTATTAACTGAAACAGAAAAAGCCGTAATTGAATCTCATTATAACGTATGGAAATGTATCGATGAACCTACACTTATATTAGAACATGATGCGGCTCCTATTAATAGATCATATGATATCGTAGAACTCGCATCAGAGGAATTCGATGTTATCGAATTGTCGCACCCCGTGTGGGCACCTCCAGCATATAATGATGGCAGTCCATTCGAATATTACAAAAAAAATGATGGTCTTGTACGAAGAGATGGAAAATGGAAGTGTTTGCTAGGAGCAGGCGCATACATCATGAGTAAGAACGGCGCTACCAAAATGATGAAAGAGATCGAAACTAATGGAGCATTTTCGTTAGATGTAAGTATTAGACAACCAGTAGTAGAAATATATGATTTACTACCGGCATTTTTTATGCAATCATTCGAAAATTATTCAACGGTCGAGCACACTAAATATAATAATATTCCAATAGAAATTATGCAATAATGAGAAGAAGATTATTACACATACTTATTGCATTCGATCAATTTATGTGGGTAATATTAACTCTCGGCGCAGGTTATCCAGATGAAACTATTTCTTCGGCAGCTTATCGATATGAGAAACAAGGACATTGGTTTGGTAAAGCTAGACCAATTATTGATAAAATATTTTTCTGGGATTCACAACATTGTAGAAGAGCGTACTTAGCTGAGAAATTTCGTAAACAAATATCGTTGGATTTAAGATGAATGATTTTAAAACATTTGATAGAAATAGCATACCAATTTGGCGTGATTGGGCAAATCCTAATAATACATTTCTATCGATTAAGGGTTATGCGGAGTTTTGTGATGTCTTAACTTTACATCATCTAGATAAAATAATAGAATCCGAAGGCGCTGCAGTCGAGATTGGTGTACATCACGGGAGATATTCTGCAGCGATGAATTATTTTCCGAAAAATACCAAACTATATGCATTCGACATTTGGAATGAGCCATTGCAAAATACTGGCCCGACTCAATGTGGAACAAATGAAATGTTAACATTTCAAACTGAAATGAATCGTAAAGCACGATTTCCGGAAAGAATCGTAGCTACGCAAATTAATTCTTTTATGAACAAAAGAAAAATTGTAGATATTATTAAAGAACCTGTACGAATATTTCATGTTGATGGCGGTCATGATGTTAGACATGTTTTAAATGATCTTTCTATTGCTGATGAAGTCATGGCTGAAGATGGTGTAGTAATAATTGATGATTTTTTTAATATGTCATTTCCTGGCATTACCGAAGCAGTATATCTCTATCTACAAAAGAGAGGACCTATGATTCCTTTCCTTCAAATAGGATGGAAATTGTTTTTGTGTAGCCAATATAAGCATTTACAATATAGAGATTATTGGGTAGAATATAATAATAATCCTGAATCTGTCGCGCTTGGGAAAAATTTTATTAATGATGTTGATGTGGCAGAATACAGGATACCAATATATGCAAAAATGGGTCTGGGCTTTACAGTCAGATAATTTTTTTGTATATATAGTAACGTGATGCGGATGAACCGGTCACATTATTCTTGCTTAACTAAAAGGAGAAAACCACTATGGTTACGACTAAACATTTTACGTTCCCTACCTCTAGCTTTATCGGATTCGATCACTTATGGGATGAGATCACCAAGCTGCAAACTGTTGGTGATAACACATACCCTAGGCACAACGTAGTCAAGCACAGTGATACAGAGTACAGCATTGAGCTGGCTTTGGCTGGCTACGGAAAGAACGAGATTGAAGTAGAGTTGAAGGAGGGGATACTCATCATAAAAGGCGATCCTGCTAAAAATGATGTAGAGTACCTGCACAAAGGAGTCTCTACCAAGAGATTCACAAGAACGTTCCGTCTGTCCGAACACGTTGTAGTGGATGGAGCTGACTTTAAGAATGGTCTACTGGTCATACAATTGAGAGTAGAAATTCCAGAAGAAAAGCGTCCTCGCAAAATTCCCATTGGAAAACAATTGCTAACAGAGGACTAAAATGATTTCTAAAATTGAAATACTAAAAAATATTGGTGCTATGGCATTTTGCCTATTTGTTGCACCAGCAATGATCTGGCTAACGGTGACAGCATGATTACAAAAATTCGTAACAGCGCAGTTATCGCATTAGTAGTAGGAATGTGTGTCATGGGTTTGTTAGGCCCAATTATGTATCCTGAATACATGATCGAAGCACAACTCAATTCATCATACTATATGCCGTTGATCTAACTGAGTGGGGGTTTCGACCCCCCTCATTTTTAAAATTATGGAGTAAATCATGATTACGCGAAGTGACCTCAACGAAGAAGCATTCGACAAACTCATTCGAGACGAACTCATCGATCAACTTACCGGATTAGAAACGGACGGATTGATGGAAGAGCGAGACAAGCTTATTGAAGCATTTAATATTGTTATTGCGTACAACTCAGTGCCCGGTACGTACAAAAACGGTGAATTTGATTATTGAACTCTTTGCAGTCGATAGTCGAACGGCTTCTTTGTTTTGATTTCAAAGAATCTACCTTTCATATCTTTACCAATTATATGTGTCTGAGTTTTTTTACTGATGCGTGATAGTCTATATGTACTGTTTTTACCTCTCGCATGTATATTACCATTCGTATCAGTAAAATCTTCAGTCCAAAATACAGTGAGAGCCCATTCTTGATTGCAACATTTGCACTTACTAAATGGCCATATTTTACAAATCATTCGACAGCCTCTAGTCTTGTCATCAATCGTTCGGCACGATTACCTACTTGCCGATACCAGAGTGAATCTCGACCTTCTGCAGCCGCAAGCTTCCAATGCTTTGCAACAAGAGCAAGTCGAAAGTTACGAAACTTACTTAATCGTGGACGACCAAGATTGAACATCATATTGACCAATACCTCTTGGACTTCTCCTGGCAGATCTTCCCAGAACTCGTATAATACTTTACACTCTGAGATTGCGATGTCGAGGTCTTGTTCGAAGAGTTCTGCAACTCTTTCTTCGCTGACTGCCGTGCCAATCTCTGCTCCGTGTTCCGGTTCTCCCTCTTTAATGAGGTGGCCGACTCCAAGGGTTGGATAGCCCAGGTGATCAAGGTAGATTTCATATTTGACACCTTCATCGATCTTGAGTTGTTCATATACATTTTTTCTGTCCATCAGTTTACTTTCCCTATAATTTTTGGTAGAATGGATCCATGACTGAATTTTACACAAACGTTTTACAATACGGTCAAAGCCTTTACATACGAGGCTTCGACTCCGATGGACAACGCCTGCAGCGCCGCGTACCTTATCAACCATATCACTTCGTTTCTTCGAATGTTGAGACTGGTTATACTGATATTCATGGTAATCCGGTGCAACGGAAAGATTTCGACTCAATACGTGATGCTCGTGATTTCCTCAAACGATATGAGGAAGTCGAGGGCTTTAATGTATTCGGTCTAGATCGTTACCCTTACACCTTTATATATGATAATTTCAAGTCGCAAGATCCTGACACATCAAAAATCAATATCGTCAATATCGATATCGAGGTGGCATCCGATGATGGATTCCCAGAGCCTGAAGACGCCGACAAAGAGATCACAGCCATTGCTCTTCGTCGACGCAATCTAAAGGTCGTACTCGGCTGTGGTGACTTTACACATGATGAAGAAAATCTATACTATATCAAGTGTAAAAACGAGTACGGCCTCTTGCATAAATTCCTTGATATCTGGCAACAAATGGATCCTGACGTGGTGACTGGTTGGAACACAGAGTTTTTCGATATTCCATATCTTGTCAATCGTATCACCAAGATCTGTAGCGAAGATGCAGTCAAACGTATGTCGCCTTGGGGTATCATCAAAGAAAAGAAAGTCTATCGTCAAGGTAGCGACAAGCAATCTCAGACGTATCAACTTTTTGGTGTCTCTGCTCTCGATTATTTGGCCGTGTACAAAAAGTTTCGACTTCAACCTCGTGAGTCATACAAACTGGACTTCATTGCCGAGACTGAACTTGGTACCAAAAAGTTAGACTACAGCGAGTACGGTAATCTACACGAGTTGTACAAGAACAACTATCAAAAGTTTATTGAATACAACATTAAGGATACTGACCTCATCTTCGAACTGGAAGAGAAGCTTGGCTTCCTCGAGCAAATCTTTACAATCGCATATGATGCTAAGGTCAACTTCAATGATGCTCTGGCATCTGTGCTCATATGGGATGTGATCATCCATAACTATCTCATGGATCAGAATAAAGTGGTGTCAATGAAACGACCACCGATGTCTGATCGTCGTATCGAAGGTGGTTATGTCAAAGATCCAATCGTAGGCATCCACAATTGGGTAATGTCATTCGACCTCAACTCTCTGTATCCACACTTGATTCAGCAATATAACATATCACCCGATACGGTGCTCAATAAGTTCGATGATCTATTTCCTATTACAGCTAAAGCATCAGTTGATAATTTACTCAGTGAAGATATCGATCTCACTGAACTTAAAAACTTTGATGTCACTATGACACCAAATGGAAAAATATATCGACGAGATCGCCAAGGTTTCTTGCCTGCTCTCATGAAAAAGATGTACGATGATCGTGTATTATATAAGAAGAAGATGCTCGAGTGTAAGCAAGCATATCAAGAAAATCCTACACGTCAACTCGAGATTGATATCTCTCGTTATCATAATCTACAACACGCCAAAAAGATCCAGCTAAACTCAGCTTATGGTGCACTTGCTAACAAATACTTTCGTTGGTTCGATAATGAAAACGCCGAAGCTATTACGATGGCTGGTCAATTGTCCATTCGATGGATCGAGAAGAAACTTAACACGTGGCTCAATGATATTCTCAAAACGAAAGGTAGAGATTATGTCATTGCTATTGACACCGATTCAGTGTATGTTTCATTTGATAAGATGATTGAACTAACACAACCAAAAAATCCTGTAGAGTTTCTTAATAAAGTTGCCGATAAACAAGTTGAACCATTCATCGATCGATCATATCAAGAACTGGCAGACTACACCAATGCCTATGCACAGAAGATGTTTATGAAGCGAGAGAATATCGCCGATAAAGCCATCTGGACTGCCAAGA